AGAAGTAAAGTTACCATAGATGATAGTACCTGCTCCAAACGATGTAAGGAGGTCAGCTGAGTTATCAACATTAGTAGCAGTCAGGGCTGAAAGAGTTGAGTCCTTCAGGAACTGTATAGCACCAAATGAGCCATTGACTGCAGCAGTTGCACCGTCCGCAGCGTTTATAACTATTGAACCCGCGGAGCTGAACTCCAATGCATTATTTCTTGAGTTTGCCATTTTATTATCTTGATGAAGTATTTATGTACGTTGAAAATTTATGATTCAACGAGTTGTTGTTGTTAATTATATCAATGCGTTCAAGCTCCGTCTCTATAAACAGTTGAGCTTGGCTTTCTTCAAATGCCCCCTTATCGTGCTGCCCGTCCATACGAAGGAAGTCCGCATATACTCCGTGCGCAGTATAACTAAAGAACTCCGAAGGTATTTCTGTCCCTGAATCCAAGTTCGTTGTGGAGCTAAGTATCCTCCCAGTGCTTGTATCCGCTATATTCTTTTTGTACGTAACGAATACTTCAGCATCGGAAGCAGTACTATTCATTACGTTAGCACCATTGGCATCCGCATAAAAATTGTATTCTGTACTGGAATCATTAAGAAAAGCTTGCTTCCTATGTATTCTAACAAAATCATTAATTGCTGTTTTAAGAACTCTTGTTGTACTAGACGAAAGAACTTCATGCGTTTCGTTATACGGTACAGTATTAGAAGCGGCTAATACTAGGTTCCCAGTTCTTGTTCCAAGAGTTCCCCAATCCAGTACGCTTACTGGAGATGCGTATTCCTCTGTATCTTGCTGCGTAGCAAATACAGTGCTCGCTGATATAGTAACAACTCCAGCTGTAGTTTTGCTATAAGTTGCTAGCCCCCAGACCCACTTTGATGAGGAGTTCTTGTAAAAAATTATTGTATTTTGATTGTTAGTAGAATCGCTTTGATCAATGGGTACAAACGCATCGCTAGTAGATGTACCAGTATGTGTGTAATCCCCGTACTTTGTGTACTGAGCGTTGTACGCATCGCTGTCAGTAATGCCAGTTATGCTAAAGCTGGATATAGATCTTTTCTCGGATACTACAATGTACCTATCCCACATAGGGGAAGAATTGTACGCCATGTTTAGTCTGCGTTCCGTAAGAGAAACCAGCATAACTTTTTCGCTGTCCGTAAAATTACTTACGCCAGCTAAAGCCTTGATAGTTCCAAATAAATCTGAGTTAGCTCTTAGAAGCATTATGCTTTATTGGGAGAAAGATCCTTATGTTTTTTGTTAAAGTACTGCAAAAATTCTTTGGATAGTACAGTGTCCTTACCGTACTTTGCAACGAGCCTAAAGTACTCCCTAGCTGGTATATTGGCTACGCATTTTCCTAGAGTAGGATGCGTCTTACCAACATTGTCCTTAGCTTCCTTGCGTGCTATATTCTCACGATCCCCTTCAGTCATCTTTTCATGAGCAAGGGACTTATTGATGTAGTTCTGAAGAGCTTCGCAATGCTCCTTTTCATCAATCTTATTATTTTTAAAGTGCAGTATATTCATATAAAAAAGGGGTGGCTGAGATCAGCCCAACCACCCCATAAGTTTTATTTAAGCTGTATTAGCTTGTTATGCCAGAACCAGCAGTTGGATAGTAAGCAACTAAGAGCTTAAATTTGCCCTTTTCTGCGTTACCGAATCCGTTGCCTGTTCCGTTTGAAGAAACATTGAACGCTGAAACCACATGAGATGTAGAAGTTGCACCATTAAGAAGTGCTCCTGTGTTTACGTACTCTTGATTATTTGTGTCCCCTGTGAAGCAATTTGCTACTGCAACAAAGCCATCAACGTCATCATCTCCAGCGGAGATAGTAGCGTCAGAAACAGCAGAACCAGTGGATACTGCTGCTGTAACTAACTCTTTGATTTGAATGCTTGCTTTAGCAATTACACCTGCAAGTGCAGAACCAGATGGGAACTGAACTGCTGTGCTTTGTGCTCCTGTTGAAGCAGATAGCTCGCTGGCATTGAACTCAACTTCGTGAGTATAGCCCTGTGCTAATGTTTCAAGGTTTCCGATTTTCTTTAATACGAGTGCCATGTTATTATTCTCCTATTCTATTAAACAATCTTACCGTGCGCTGCTGGAGCATAAACACCAAGTGTTAATGCGCAATCAACGAAACCACGCTCACCACCGCCCATGTTTGGAAGACGAGTTGAGCCCATTGGGATCAGTTCATGAATACCGTAGTAGTCAGGATTGATCATGTAACCACGATCATGAGCAGTACCGCCAGCAAGTGTATCTGGGCTAGTTTCTGGGTTCATGTTCACGATTGAAACGATGCCGAAGTCCGACTGATAGATCTCAACAGAGAGCTTAATAGTGGAGTTATTGCCATCGTAGTTCACTGAGCGAACGCCATTTGCGGTAGATGAATCTGTACTTGCTACGCCAAAACGAGCAAAGTCCGCAATCTGTTTGCGAAGGCTTGTGTCCGCAATAAGAACAAGATTGTTAGCTTCACCGTTTACGCGGTATATAGAGCGAACAATAGTGTTGAACTGGCTTTCTGTTATCGCAGCACCTGTAGTGCTAATAGATGCAGCAGGAGGAAGATAATCAGTTGCAACGTTGCTTGGTACACCAGCGGAACCTGTGTTGGCAGCGGATTCAACCCACTGACCTAAACCACGAAGTTTGTATGGCTGTGCGCCTGTTTCTGCTTGCTGCTCGTTGTCCGATAGGATAGTAGCTTCGATGTCGCGCTTAAGCTCACGGATTGCTTTAGCTTCTGCTTGAGCAACTTTAGCTGGACCTACTGAATCAACTGCTTCTTGCAAGTCGGATACCATGTAGTCCCTGCGGAACTTTTGTACATAGTTACCAAGACGAGCGCGATTAGCAAACTGATCTGTGAATGATGTAATATCCGCACCTTCGCTAACACCAGTAGTGCTAGGAGAAGATAGTGAATCAACTGTCCACTCAACGAATGTTGAAGTAGCGCGTTGTTTATTCGCGGATGAAAGGGCAGGTGTTTCTTCGGGCGCAAGAATAGTCAAGACATCAGTCAAGTCCTCGCGATTAGAAACACTTGGACCCTGAGAGCTGGTAGGGCTTCCTACCGATGGATCAAATGTATCTGATATAGCCATTTTATTTTATATTAATTGATTAACGTTGTAGTTGAAGTGTTCGCATTTTGACAAAATCATCTTTAGTTCCTGAACCTTTAAAACGACTGTTCAGGTCAGACAGAGCCTTTGCGCCTTTCTTTGCACGACTTGTAGTTGGAGCAGCCTGTGCTCCTGTCTTTGGTGGATTTAAACTTATATTACTGGGTTTATCTTTGATTAGCTTTCTTCCGTATATACTATTAGCTGCATGAGCTATAATATAAGGCAACTGCGCTGATATATCGGGGTCCACGGTTTCTTTTAATTTTTGAAACCTATTGTCCTGCATCATCGCTTCGTATCTTTTTCTGGTATCATTATCTTCTCCAGATAACCAATCTAGTTCCTGTTCTGCTTGTTCCTTAAAAGCGGACTCCAGTTGTACTGCATTCTCTTTCTTTTGAAGAGTACTAAGTTGATCTGGTAAGAAAGTATCTCTAGCTTTTCTAGCTTGCAGCAGGCTTTTTCTAACCTGTGCTTTAGTTACTTCTTTTCCTTCAATCTCTGTTACAACATCGTCAGCGGAGTACCCATCAGCTTCGAACAGTGTATCCTCAGCCCAACTAATTATATCGTTAACCTCCTTAGATTTTTCTTTTAGACTATCTACTGTATTCAAGTTTGAATACGGGTTATCTTTTACTTCCGTAGTTGAGTTCAGAATATCATTCTTACTGTTTTGCATCTGGGATTGCAGTTCAACGAGTTTTTCCTCAGCAGCTTTTCTTTTTGCTGTGAGTTCGCCAAATCTAGCAACCGCACGACTTCCAAGTTTATCGGCAAGTTCCTTTAAATCCTCCTCGGACATTTCATCCAAGTTGTACTGTGAAAGAACGTCAGCTTCGGATTCTGGTTCTGATTCTTCTGCAGCCTCCTCAGTTGCTTGTTCAGCAACTTCTTGGACTTCTTCGGTTTCTTGAACTTCCTCCGTTGACTCCTGCACCTCTTCCGCTGGCTTCTGCTCCTCTTGAGCTTCTCCCAGTGGTTGAAGTTGTTTTACTCTGCGCTCCATTAATTCGGATACAGATATGTTATTACCGCTCTGATTTTCTTTTAGTGCCTGAGCGACCGCACCTTTGATTTCTTCTGTCATAATTTTCCGCTTATTTACGCCAAGCTATTGCGATGAGAGTATTATAACATACTATCCAAATCGTCTTTGAATACTACTGTAATCAGACATTTGTAGAATCTGATCGTACGTAAGTATACGTCCGCTAATTTGTTGTATATTATCGAAGTCCGCTTTGTGAAGTTCAGAGATTGCTTCCTCCCTTAGATCACGTATTGTAAAAATAAACTTAGCGAATGCTTCGTGGTTTGATAGTGCTTGTAGTGCTTGTTCTAATTCCATTACATAGTTTGAGTCATTACTTCACCCATTTGTGCGGGCTCAGTACCGATGCGCCCAATCTGGGCATTTTGTGCTTGTTGCATTTGGAAGGTGTACTGCCCTTGGTACTTTTCTAACCTAGCTTGGAAAGCTGGATCATTCTGTAACCTAGCTGCTACATCCTCCTGAGATACGTATTGCTGCAGAACTTGCATTGCAATCTGTGCGCCATTTGGTCTAGCTGGCATTTCAATACCAGCAAAGATCTTAGCTAAATCATCAGTAACTTGTTTTACTATTTGTTCTTGAGCATCTTGCGCGGGTTGCAGAACCTTGTCCGCTAGAACGGGATCCACTGAATTAGCAATAACCTCAAGAAGGCTATCAACATTTATTCTTCCATTTCTGTCCAGCTGTGTAAGTGCTTGAATTTGAGCAAGTTTTTTCTCTTGAGTTTCTGGATTAGTATTCAGTACATCGTACGATATAGTAACATCGAAGTTCTCGTTTGGATCCCCTTTGCCAAATACTTGTGCATCTGGAGAACCAGTTACTCTAAAGAATGTACTATCTGGTCCGAATCTTTGGTAGCACTTGTACGCAAGTTTTATAACTTCTGAACTATGTTTCAAAAATTTATTAACTAAGAACTGCTGTTTTAGTTGACTTATAGGAGATGGATCAAGACCCATTAATCTATCCGCTTGATCCTGAAGAGTCTGCTCAATCTCCACTGAACCAGTTGGTGGTGGAGGGGTAGGACCAAAAGTAAGATCACCCTTTCTTCTATAAGGAATCATTCTAGCTGGTCCGTAATCCGTAGGAGCTTGTCCTACTGGGTGCAGTATAGGTGGTAAAGTAGATAGACTATTTCTGTCTATACGGGAGTCCCGTTCTACTTTTACTTGATTCTGTATTCCGCGCAGTAGATCAGGAGTAGTCATTGTATCATAAAGACGCTTTGAATCCTCTGAAAGTTTAGTAATTACAATAGGATAATCTTCGTATCCATTAAGTAATTCATGTATAGCAAAGGCAGGAGCCTCGTTATTTCCACTAAAAAGTCTATGGAATACCGTATAGTATATCCCTTCTGAACCATCCTCTGGGTCGATCAACCTTTGGTATCCATAGATTAATTCAACTAAATCCTCTGTTTCGTACCCGTAATCAGATATAAGATTACTTCTTTGACCTTCCTGTTCTTTTTCTATGCTTTGAACATCAACGCCCCTGTACTTGCTTATCATCTCATGAACGAAGTCCGCGTTCCATCCATCAGTAGTTACTTTGAGTTCAAGTTCTTGTGGAGTATAGTAGCTTCTCCAAAAACAATATGGAGCTCTTTGGGGATCCGTTACGTACGGGGGTAAAAAGAAATCGTGATCTGGGGCTAGGGTTCTTACATCTGGTGCATTGACTGCTCTTCGTACTATAGGTAGTTCCGCAGTTCCGTTTTTTCTTAAATCCTTGATTGCTTGCTTTGCACGTTTCTTTGTTGTGCCCTCAAAGCTGGATTCAATAAGTTCTACAATGGAATCATCAGCATCCCCTTGCTGTATAGCTCTAGCTATAGTTGGAGCTATTTGAGCAATCTGAGTAAGATCCAAGGATTGCAAAAACTTTCTGTCCTCTCTTTGCCATCCTACGTGAGTAATAAGTATACCTCTCTCTAGCAAATAGTTGCAACCGAGCTCCATCTCTTGGCTAAATCTATTGATGTACCCAGAGCTTATCATCCATTTTAAAAAGCTGGATACTAGTTTTGATCTAGGAACATCTCCAACTTCTACTGGGAAGGCAGTTACACTGGATCTATTAAGAGCGGACATAAGAAGCGCAACTAAACGAGTAATACGTTCATCAATAACGTGAGCCTCCATATCAGCTGCGCCCTCCCAAGGGAAAGCA